CTCAAACATCAGTTTAACAAACCTGAATCTGAGGCGGAGCGTCTCGCACAAGTGCGATACGCTGCGAAATTGGAACGGCCCGACCAGTCAAGAGCAAAGGCCAGGCGTGAAAATGCCTGGTCTGATTGGCTGGCTGACGACGAAGCGTTAAAGCTTCACCCTCAGTTATACAAGCCCAATTGGGCTCTCGCCAAACTCTTCTTAAGGAGAATCCTAAAGGGATTCAAATTGGGGCCAGTAAGTTTCACCACTGGTAGTGAGTTCATCCCTACGAACGGTTTCAATTCAGTTGAATCGAAACTGTCTCGGTCAGAATGGACTTGCACCCCGGGAAACTTCGATCTCTGGGCGGATACGGTGTATTCGCACAGAGGATTGAAGACCGCCTTGAGAAGGCGATTAAATCTGCTATTGGCACAGCGACGATGGGACAAACGCGATTTCGAGCGCAAACTGTGGAACCGATTTAGAAATAAATCGAACCCCGGTCGGCGAATCTTCGATTTCAAATTGTCCCTCGTTACAACAACCATTCAAGGAAACCGCTTCATCACCGTTCCTAAAAATAATGAACGGGATAGGCCGGCTTGTCCAGAAGGGTTTGCCAATATTCTCACTCAACGCAGGATAGGTTTGGGATTCCGTCTTTCTTTATTGAAAATCGGAATCGATCTCGACAAGACTGCCGAAAAGCATCGCTTGTTAATTAGCGACCCAAAGTACGCTACGATCGATCTTAAAAATGCGAGTGATCGCATATCATTTCACTTGGTGAAATATCTCCTTCCTCTCTTCGTGTTTGACTACATATGTCAAGCTCGGTCAGAAATGACGCTCGGACCCGACAATCAGTTTTATCTGATTGAAAAGGTTTCGAGTATGGGAAATGGATTCACCTTTGAACTGATGTCTCTAATCCTTCTTGCGCTCTGTAAATCTTACACAGACGACTGTTCTGTCTTTGGCGACGATATAATCGTTCCAAAGGACATCGCAGAGCGTCTGATTCAAGACTTAGAGAACGGAATGTTTGTTGTTAATAGGGCGAAAACCCATGTTGACGACGGCTACCGAGAAAGTTGCGGCGCTCATTATCTTGATGGGCACGGTTACGTCGAGAGTTACGACTTTCGATGGCCGAATAATATTGGTGAGGTTATAACGACGGTTAACAAACTATCGTCACTCTCACTGATTTATCCTAGCTTTCGCAGTCTCTTTTGTAAGATTTATGAGACACTGCCCGGAACTTTGTACCCGGATAACCCATCCAATCGGACTGGGTATTGGCAGCGTTCGTGGAACCTAATGGAGCCCAATAAACTCGACACTTTCATCGTACAGTCGCCCTTCCAGTTTAGGAAGGACGGCATGCGGCTGTCGGCGTCGGCATTTAAGAAGCTTCGCAGGTACTGTGGATCTAGCTATTTAGACCCCCGTGGTGCTTCGTTGCACTACGCGTTTGAATGGCGCGACCCTCGTCCTGCTCCTGATTATCTCGATGCGAACCGTAACTGGGCTAAGGTACTTATGTACCTCAGTTCCGG